GTATTATATTTATGTAGAAGATCGTGCATTTCTTTATGACGATCTGAACCAGCAACAACGTGTAAATGCTGAACGCCACTCTTGTGTAGAGCAGCAGCATGGTGTAGGATAGTTGGAGATTCTTTATCTGCAGCTTTAACATTAGTCTCTGGAGAGTAACGCTTCAGGTGTTTAACCTTTTGTTCTGCAGTCAGTGGGTTCTTCTTGGCGTCATTAGAATGAGAAACGATTAGGCTATGTGGGGCATTGTGCTCTTTAGCAACAGCGTGTAGCTTACTAACAACTTCCATGTGACCAGTTGTCGGCGGGTTCATTCGAGCGAAAGACATAACATGGTGCTTCTCAGAACCATGGCCACCAGCATCTTTAGCTTCTAATAGCTGTTTGAATGAAATCATTTTCTTACTTTCAACAAGTTAGCCTTAGCGAACTCGGCACGGTTCACTAGCTTAGTTGGTTCATTCTCGTGGTGAACAACGAAACCTTCTGGCTTAGACTTTTGACCAGAGATGTGATGCTCAAGACCACCTTCATGAGATTCTAAATGCTTGACCAAAACGTTCTTGGCTTGGTGCAAATGGTGGTGCATTGATAGAAGGTTCTGATAGTCAGACTTATTCTTCTCGATGTGAGCCACGTGTTCAGCGCCTTCGGCTTTACGTTTCTCTTGTCCAGCGTCAGACTTCAACTTAGAAGCAGCACGTTCGTAGTGACCAGCGATGTGCTTTTGCAAGCCACCAGCAGTTGGTACAGAGTCTGTCTTAATCGTAGAGTTAATGTAAGTAGCCAAGTGGCTAGCTTCGCCCTGATGCTTCTTAGTGGCAGGATACATTTTACCAGCATGAGTATCATGGATGTCTTTAGCAGCTTCCATATGCTTATGGAATTCTTTCTGAGCCTTCTCTGGATAATCTACTTTAGATGTATCGTGCTCAGGAGATTTGTGGTAAACGTCTGGGTGTTCTTTGAAACCCTCGCTGCTGTGCAATGGAGCAGCATGCATAGACGCTAGGTCTTTACCGTGATATTGTGTATGAGTCACAACACCTAGCTTAGACTTCTTAACTGCTTCGGCTTCTTTACCTTTAGCAGTGTAAGTGATAGTGTTTGGGGTGAAAGACGCTGAACCATTTTCATGGTGAGTAACGTCAGTCTTAGAATGCATCAAGTCGCCCTGATACACACCACTCTTTGGAGCAACTTTAGGGAGGTGTTTCAACGCTGCCTTTAGTTTCTCAGCAAGACCTGGAGCATGTCCGTGGTTCTTGTCAACATCCTTTTCAGAATAGTTGATTTTAGGAGTCTTGTTAAATGCAGACTTAGACGCTACAAAGAACTTACCAGATTCTGGGTGGTGTCCATAAACAACAGCTGGAGAGCCATCATATTTCATAGACAAGTTAGAGTTTTTAGCTCCAGACTTCATATGTTCATGGGCTCTTAATAGAGAACCACGAGCATGTTCGAAACCACCAGCACCGTGTAACAATGGGCGATCTTCGGCATGATGGATGTGCTTTAGTTTACCATCATGTGCATCGGAACCATGTCCAAGTGCATCTTTTTCTTCTTTTAAGTATGTAGCGAAAGATTTCATTATTATCCTTTTAGTGAAGCACGTATCTGCCAACCGTGCTTCTCATGTGTATCGATACGATCTGCAATAAAGTTACAGAGTCCTTGCTTGTTATTTTTCTGAGCAAGGGAGAATACTTTATTTAGGCTAAACAAGACTTGCTCATTTGCAGCTAATGTAGCAGTTAACATACCATTCAGATTAGGGATATCGCTTTCTTCCATTATTGTCTTATAATCATATAGATCCATAAGACTCTTTGGAGAGTAATCACCTAGTTTACGGATGTTTTCAGCCAATGGGTCGACCGCACTATAAACATCTTCGTATAAATCACCGAAGAATTCATGATACTGGGCAAAGTCTTGCCCCTCAACATTCCAGTGGAATGCGTGTGTTTTAAAATACATTACGAATGTATCTGCCATGGCCACTTTTAGTGCGACTTGTAATTCTTTCATTTATTCTTTCTCCACTCTTTAAACGATTCTTTGAACATCGGATCAAACGGGTTCCTAAAATCATCTACACATACATCAGTATGTTCTTTACCACATTGTCCACAGACATCGGTCTTGATCTGTGGATGCTTCTTAATTTTCTTAATTATTTCTTCAGTAGGTTTCACGTCTTGAATCCACTTAGAAGTTAGTTTACCTGATGCTTCTTTAACGAGTAAGTGATTGGAACCACGTTTAACAATCTCGAATTGTTCACCGTTTGATTCTACCATTTCACCAACATTAAAAATTTCACCACGAAAATACTGTTCACGCAGATTATCTTTAACTAAGTTAATCTGCCCTTTGATAGCTTCTAATCCAGTGCCCATACGAACATCGTTCATCAAACGGCGAGAGTCAATCTCACGAACGGCAGTTGGCAGTCCCTTCTTGAATTCTTCATACAATCCCTTTGCTGCGGCAGAGCGAATTGTATCGTCAGAGTCTGGATCTTTCTCTCCAGCAGCAATAACCTCAACACCGAGACGACGTATAGCAGCAGCTTTGTCGGAACTTGTGACAATTACAATGTTCTTGTAGCTCTCTTTTAGGTGCTTAACAACATCGGCAATATTATCGGCAGACTCGACGAAGTTAGTCTTCGGGAATACCATGTTTAGGTATTGAAGTTTCTTTTCGATTAGGAGTGGATTCTTTTTCGCATCGCTGGCATTGGATGCATAGATTACGTGGTCTGCGCTTTTCTGCTCAGCCAGTTTTTTGACAGCCTTAACGACAAGTTCATGACCCACGTTCGGAGGGTTAAACTTACCACAGGCGAGAACTACAGTCTTGGACGGCAGCTCTTTTAAGAGTTGTTTGTAATCTTTCATTTAATCCATCTATAAATTGTATACAGTTATTTATAATCCAAATTATTTTAAGAATGGATTAGTCTTATTAGTTCCAGGTTTCAATGAGTACTTACTGTTCGGCATATGAGCGATCTTAATCTCGGCTTGAACTTCGTAGAACTCAGAACGGGTAGCAACACGAACCTTGAAGTCTCCACGACCTGATAGCAGTGGAATTGTGGCACCCAGTTTAAATGGATCTTTATTTGAGATACGATAGAAGTCATCGCCTGCCTGCATATAGTAAGCGGGTTCAGCTTTACCTTTAGTATAATGCTCGGTAACAACCTTACCTAAGTCTACATTTTCGCTATTTGCGATGTATCGATTAACGCTCGGTTGGTCGAAAAACTTCTTCATGATGTGCAGAGGCACAGCACCTTCTTCTTTTAGACCGCCTTTTGTGGTAGGAATCTTTAGTTGCTTTAATGGGATACCAGAAAACTTAGAGATGTCCTGAAGAAATTTCTTGGTCTTCGGGTCTTCGTTTAGAATGTCTACAGCAGCTTTAGCAGATGGAGTCTTGTAAGTAGTTTTCCACTCACCCTTCTCATAGTACACACGTGGATTGGACAAGTTGTCCGTGTGGTTCATCTTCACTTCCATCCAAGAAGTGACTTTCTTATACGTAATTTTTACGTCAGCATACGCTGTATCGCCAGGTGGACGGGTAGCCAGCACACCTGGAATTTTATCGACGCTATCGGCAACGTCTTTTTCATATTTGTCTGAAGCAGCACTCATTATCTTTACCCTAATCTAGTAGATCTATTATTTAGGTAGTCGATTATACTTTCTTTCCCACTTACCGATTTGTTGAATGATCATCTGGGGTGAACTATTATTGTTAAAATCGTAGTTGAATGCGCTTAGAAAATAGTGTAGAGTCTTAGAATCTCTCTTCTTTTGGCATCTTGATAGTAGAGTATCAATGTCGACATTCGGTCTGAGCATTTTAAAGTCTAGGTACACACAGTGAGCATAGGCTTGGATTTCATCAAATTCAGAGAGGTATCTTCTCTCCTCGTCTTTCTTAGCGTGACCGACTTTTTTATAGGGAACTACGTAGTTACTCCATTGGTCATCTCGACGATCGTATTGCATGAAGTGTATCAACTCATGCATTAGCGTTTGGATTAGACGATATTTGAACCTATCCCACGTATCTGGGGTAAATGGATGTTTATTAAAGTCGAGTGTATGGATGATTAAGATACACTGACGATCTTCTGGGGAGTACTCTCCACCTATTCCGATATAGGATTGGTACAACTTGGCTTTGGATATTTCTTTGCGCCAGACGACTTTAGTACGCCATTTGCGGACGTAATGTGAAAGACCTCGAGCGTCATTTGCATAACGGTCGAGGTCTCTCCAAACTTTTGATGGTATGAGTTTAGCTCGGAACGGACGCCCATAGAAATTGAGCAGATCCATCCAGTCGTAATTGGCAGTTTCTAGGAAATGCATAGCCTCCCAGAAAGTCTTGCTTAACCAAAGTGCTTCTCCAAATACGCAAGAACTTTCGATTGTTCCTCTAAGTTAGTATTATTGAACTCAGTAATATAGGACATCAGGTCGAAATTAGACAGTATGTTACTATATTTAGTTTCTCTGCCTCTTAGGAATTGCTCGGACTGGTCGGAGCCTCGATCTTTGTATCGTTGTTCCAACATAGCCTGTGGAGCCTTTAAATAGACTACATGAAGTTCAGTATTTGGGAGACCCATACAAAACTCTAGGAACGACTGGTTAAAGACTCGGTCGCCTTCGAACAGAACGTTGCAGTTATGGGAGGCGATCCATTCTTGGAGTGGAGGTTGAACTGCCATAGAAAGACGGTCGGTTCCCGCAAAGGTTTCGCCATCCTCGTACTTACCAAGAACATATAGGTCACGGTCTGGGTTATAGCTAGCAACCACTAACTTGGCTGGTGCGCATTCGATCCAGCTTTTGTCTTCCATGAATTTACGAAAAAGTGTAGTCTTACCAGTCCCTGGAACACCACCAACAGCGACAATCTTTCGGGTCTTCAACGTGTTCTTAATCAGTTCGACTTTGATCTCGTCCTGAACACCAAATTTATCAATCATCATACTTTACCTTGCTTAACATCATCAATCAATTGGACCAGTTCTTCACGGGTGAACACCCAAACACGCCCACGAAATGAGTGAACGTCTTTATCTTTATCATGCTTTTTAGAAAACGATAGTTTTTTAACAAAATCACGAGCACAGTTCTTTGCCATGTTCTCTTTAATAATTTCAGCGTAGTTGACGTTCTCTTCCTTTAGCTTAATGAGTTCATGTTCTTGAACTTTATGCTCAACAACAAATTGGTTGAACTCATATTTCTCAAGAACGTCATCTGGCTTTACCATATTAATAGAACCAATCCCCACTCCAGAAGATATAGTATGGCCAGCCCAGTTTCCTGAGTTTATTGTATTACTGAGTATCGGATTATTACCAATAACACCACCTAGAACTTGCAGTCCAGTAT